ATGTCCTTCTCTTTGATGTTGTCTGGCCATATGAACACATCTCGTCCCATTTCAATCAATTTTTCAATATATGCGCACACTTGACGATTTCTATTTTCATTATCCATTATCCAAGTCATCTCTGAGTCTGCGAACCGTACAGGAATATTCCTCAATGCACCAGCACCAACGATTGCAACGCAATTTTGTAAGAACATAGAATCAATCGGTCCTTCTACCACATACACACGATTCTTGGGATTGGCTCTCCACATCCCATACCACAATCGTTCAATTTCTTTATTTGCTTTGACTGTGACATACTTGAGTGTCTGGCGTGCGTTTGTTTCGTCCGTCATGTTTATTGCACGACCCTGTGCGCCTACAACATCTCCATGGCTGTTGAAGAACGGAATCACCAACCGTGGCTCTGCTCCAACTGATAAACAATCGGGGTCCAGTTTTTGCATAAACGAACCAAAGTCCTCTGTGAAATAGAGATACCTCCAGAATTGATTTGGAATAATTCTCATGTTTGCGAAGAGTACAACAGGATGATCGTTGGGAAGATCAGTGAGGCAATGGAGAGACTTTAATATATCATCCTTCTTTTTGAATTTTGGTTTTGAATCTTTAAATTTGAACAAATCTTCTTCCTTGGGCTTCTTATAGTTTGATTTTCCGTTTTCACCATTACGATATCTCTCCAATGAATATTCTTTGCACAGAGAAGGTGAAACCTCTTTCAAAAAATTATATAGGTTCAATCCTATCCCACAGTTATGACATTTATAAAAAAAATCATTCCCTTTTTGATAGAAATAGCCTCTCGCTTTATTCTTGTTCTTTGTTGAATCTCCACAGATCGGACATCGTGTGTTTGCGAGATTGTCCTTCTTCCATGCAAACTTCTCAAGTTGTGGGGAGATTATATTGATGAACTTCTTGTCTATAAATGTACTCATCTATACCTTCCAGTCTGAGAATTTTTCTTTAGCCACCTTAAATTTATCATCAAAACTCTCACCGCCAAAACCCGAACCTAATGTTGTTTTCTCAGTTTGATTAGATTGTACTAACCCCGCTTGCTGTTCTTTCTTTACATCATATAATTTCATTTTTGCATGATTGATTCCGAGAATAAATTTTCTGTTTATAACCGTAGTATTATACCTATTCTTCAATTGTTTTACAAGAATTTGATTTTGTTCATCCAATTCTTCAGTTGCAATCAACGCAATCATAAAGTCCGCAGTGGCAGGAAGTCCAAATGACTCAGAGGTGTCTTCCAGACCGACATCTGTGCTTGAAAATCCTGCTCGATTTGTTTGAGTTGCAGACCATACAGGAACGTTATATTCAACAGCAATTCCGCGAAGTTCCTCTGCGATTGACTTGACATGTTGATAGGTGTTAATATTACCACCAGACTTCAATCTTGAAGATGCACAGATGTTCAGGTAATCAATAAAGATGATATTCGGTTTGAACTTCTTCTTCATTGCAAGTTCATCTAATAAAATTCTAAAATGATTCGCATTAGCGGTTGCAGTTGGATATTCTTTGATGATTAGTTTACCAGTTATCCCAGCAGTCTTTGTGTTCAACTTGCTATCATACATCTGCTTTGGTAGGTCTTTTAGATCATCCATTGTAATGTCCATAAGATTTGCATCAATTCGTTCTGCAATTCTTTCTTCTGCCATTTCCATTGTAATGTAAAGGACATTCAAGTTTTGTGTGAGGCAATTTGCGGCATGGTGACACAAAAATAATGATTTACCAACGCCAGTTCCCGCCATCACAATGTTCAATGTTTTTTGTGGAGTTCCACCACCAGTGATGGTGTTGAAGAAATCTAAGTCAAATGGGACTTTTTGTTCAACTCTATGATAGAATTCGTATCGTTCGTCGGAGTCTTCAATGTAGTCGTGTCCGATGTGGGTGTCAAAGGAGACTGAGAGAGCGTCTGAAAGGATGTGTGGGATTGCATTCTCCGTCTTTGTTGCTGATTTACCGTCGATGATGTGAATCGATTCCATGATGGCATTGTATACCGCCTTATCTTTGCAAAATTTTTCAGTTTCTTTGAGTAGCCACGCTTGTTCTGGAAGAGTTTCTTTCTTCTTCAGACTATCTAGCAATTCCGAAATGCCCATATATTCGTCTTCTGTTATGCTCTTGTCTTTGTCTAAATTAATAGAAATTGCCTCTTTGGTTGGGAGGCTATTATATTCTATAATAAAATTACGGATGTTCTCAAAAACAACTCGCTCCTTCTTGTTGTGAAAATATTCACTCTTCAGAAATGGAACGACGCGACGAGCATATTCGTCATTGTATATTAAATTCTCTAAAATAACAAATTCAATTGACTTCACGTTCTTTTTTCACTTTACTTGATCGAAGAAAATCTTCTCCTAATTCTTTCATTTCATCTTCTAAAACATCAATTACAATTTCACCCAAGAAATTAATCAAATCCTGATCTTCGGTAATATCATTTGGGTTTTCAATAATATCATAATCAAAATTGCAACGAAGAAGATTATTATCTTCTGCAAAATTAATCTTACCATAACGATAAACAAGACCCTTATATTTACCTTCAGTGATTCTAATTGGTATATTTTCATCTAAACCAATTGACATATTATCATCATATTCATATGGCTTGCTCATTTTGATGCTCCTTGCTCTGTCGCTTCTGGTTCTTCTATTTTACCATATTTAAACTCTGTTGCAACTGCTTCTTCCAGACGTTTCATCACTTCGTCGGTGAAATATTTTTCTGGATTACTGTTAATTGACTTTTCAAATGCTGTCTTTCCATCTGGAAGTTCAATGCGTGTTGACACTTTCTTGAATATTCCATATTTAACTGCAATAGGAACAAGACCATAATAAGGATTCAATCCAGTATCATAATTCAACTGCACTTCTACTTCCTTGTTCTCCTTGGTCAATCGTCCTTTGTAAAGTTTACATTTAATAATACCACCAATAACATCCGTGCCTTCTTTGTCCTTCTTCTTAGACAGGTAAACAATTGTAGACGCAGCGTACTTCAAACCAGAACCACCGCCCATTTCTTTCATCGGAACATACGCACCAATAATGTTGTAAGTATGATTAGTCATTATTAAAGGAATTCCAGCCTTACCTAATTTAAGAGTAAGAACACGGAATGTTGCTTTGATAACTTGAGCGCGTGTCATATCGCGGGTAGTTTTACCTTCAGCAGTGTCTGCCATTTCTTTTTCAGTTGACAACATTCCCAACGAGTCAAGTACAACTATTACTGGCTTCTTGTCCTTAGACTCAATGTATTTGTCAACAATAGAAATCGCTTGATGTCGGAAGTTCTCTACCGTGGCAACAGGGAATATGGCAAAACGTGATGCATCCATTCCCCGCTCAGTAATCATATCACTTGTCACTGCTTGCTCTGTGTCGAAATACAAAACCACACCATCAGGGTTGTCATCAAGAAACTTCTTTGCCATCCCAAGTGCGAAATACGTTTTGCCTGTTGCCGATTCACCCGCGAGCGCGATGATTTTATTGTTGGGAATCCCGCCGTATAGGGAACCGGACAACAGGGCATTGAACGCATAAGATCCAGTGTCAACGAAACCCGTAATGTCTGAGCCATCAACTCCATCAGACACCACAGAAGCATATTCATTGCCTGAACTCTTAATAATATTTTGTAAAAAGTCAGTCATTCTTCTTGTTCTTCTTTTTTCGTAACTTAGTTCTCTTGCGTGGCTTTGGTTCAATTGGGGGTTCAAATTCCCAAGGGAACCACATCTGCTCGCCTTCATTCATAAAAGAAAAGGTCAGTTGTTCAATAAAATTTTCAATGTGTGAATCTTCAATCATAATTGTTTCTCCATTTGTTGTATTATTATACCAAGAGTTCCACAAGAATCAAGATGTTCGTTATATTTTTCTAGTGAACATTTTTTATCTTCTTGCATTTTCTTTGTTACGCTATACCATTCATTATGCACTTCCTTTAGGATGTTCACAACTACTTTTGCATCATTTTTTTTTATTTCTATATTCATGCAAAAAACCCTTCCAATGTATTCACATGTTCCCACTTCCAACCAATCTTCTCAAGAATGTGCTTGATTGGTTTAAGAAATGATTTTTCAAACTGAGTGTCATAATCAATAAAATCTTCCAATTCAAATTCCTTTGGGAGACTATTCGGGAATGCAATCACTTGGTCTACCCCCGCAACCCCACCCAGCGGATTTGGTTTTACCAAATGTAAAAACTTAATTTTATCTCCGTCTATAATTTCTCTATATTTTTTCAATCCCAACCTTTTCAAATAATGATTATATAGTAAACTTCCCTTCACTGCAATGGGCGTCGATTTTCGGTATATGCTTCCCATGTCAGAATATTTGTTAATACAATTCACGCCCCTTGGGAATGCAATTTCCTCCGGTGTAAAATTCTTAAACTTCTCTTTAAAATCTGAGATAAATTCAATCACACTATCTTCATCTGTCGTTAAGATGAGGTTGATTGCTTCTTTTAACGAATCACGAACCACCTGTGGAGTAGAACTCCGGGTAGTTTCAATGCCCATGATCTTTTGTTTTGGGGGATCATATCGGACACCTTCCGAGTCATGCACACGCATCATATATCGCTTCTTGGCAGTCCATACTCCCTTGTCGGCAATACACTCTCTATCCATCACCATCTTGTTCTCATACGCATTCATCAATCCTGCAAGTTCGTCGTATTGTTCTTTGATGAATGGGAGGATGATTTCGTTGGATGCTTTGTCGAGAAACTCGACCACCTCCTGCTCGGATTTATTGTCACAAACCTTATCCACAAGATTCCCAAGGCGAAGATAAACACTATCTGTATCACTTGCAACAACATAATCATAATCCTCCGTTCCAATTGTTTTGTTCAAAAACTCATTAAGTTTATTTGCGATCCATCGGATGCTCAGTTGTCCCGATGTTGTAATTGCCTCTGCTAATGCAACGTCATAATATCTGAACCATTCGTTTCCAATTGCACCATACGCAGAATTAAGTTGAATCTTCCTCACCAATTGGAAGTTATTATACTTTACAATTTCCTTATCAAGTTTTGCACAAGCAGCACCTTTACCCATTGCAACGGTATTAGACTTTGCAATTTTTTGTCTCTTCTTCTGACATTCAATCATTTTCTTTTTATATATATTACGCTCTTTGTATAATTTTTCCATAAGTGCTGGAAGAAATCCCTGATGTTCTTTTGTATAACATGTCCCATTTGCTGCAATGGAAATGTTATTCTTTTTGTGACGTTCAAGTGCTTCTAACGCAAGTGGTCTTGAATTTAGAATCCCAGTCGCTGTAATTATATGATCCTGTGGTTGATCAATTTTTGTTTCGGGACTAATGTTGTATTGCATAATCAAATGTGGGTATAGGCTGTTCAAATCAAACGACACAACCCAATCGTGCATTCCGACAATTGGTTCCTTCACATATGCACCTATGTATTGAGTGTCTTTCTTACCGACTCGTTTTGGTGGAATAACAATATTGTGTTCCATGAGATAGTGATAAATAATACAATCCCATGTGCGAACCTGTCCAAATACATCTGCAAAATTTACCTTTGCAGAATATGCAAGAGATACTGCAAGTTCTAACAACTTCATCTTGTCTTCTAATTTAATTACAAGTTCAACATCTTTGACATTATATTCTATAAACTTTTCAAAGTCTTTCTTATAAAATGTTACCATGCTATCATACTCATCATACGACAACTTCTTTTCGCCCAATTCTATGAATGCAATATGATCCAGCCGATATGATTCTTGATTAACATAAGTGAATGTCTGGTAGAGTTCATAATAATCAAGTGTTGCGACTCCTACCAACTCATATGTTTGGTTTTCGCGGTTCATCTTTTTAATGTTTCGTTCCTTGATAAACTTCCAAGGCGACATTCTCTTTTCCTCACCCTTGCCCAACACCTGACGAATACGATTGACAAGATAGGGGATATCAAAGAATCTCACATTCCATCCTGTAATAATATCAGGTGATTCCAATTCCCATGTTGACAAGAACGACTCAAGAAGTTCTGCTTCATCCTCAAATTTGAATTGACGCATTTTTCCGTCATGCGGAGATAATGCCAAATTGAATTCTCCCAAACCATAAACATATTTCCACCCATTAAAATCAATCGTGATTGCATTGATTTTTTCGTTTGCATCTTGTGGACGGGGGAAACCATATTCGGATTCGCATTCAATGTCCAAGGTTGCAACTTTGATTTTAGAAAAATCGTAATCTACTTCACCCCTGTAATTTTCTCCGATAAATTGATATATAAAATCATTATTTCCATAAACATCAAACCCTTGCACGTTCTTATACTTTGCAATAAACTCTCTAGTATCTAAGATGTCTCCTGGTTTGATTGATTCTACAAAAATACCATCCAGTGTTCTAAACTTTGTCTTTTTCTGTGCAGGAACAAACATAGTTGGCTGAAACTTTTCCTTTACACTGAAAGGGGTTCCATCTACATTAATACCCTTGTAAAGTATATAATTGCCACTCATTGATACATTGGTATAAAATTCACGCGAAGAAGTTTTCAAGTGCTGCCTCCTTGTGAAGCCTGTCTTCTGATAGTTTAACATAATCTGGGTTCAATTCAATACCAATATAGTTTCTATTATTTTGACATGCAACAACGCCCGTGGTTGCCGCACCGCTAAAGGGGTCAAGTACCATCCCGTCAACCGGACACCCAGCAAGAACACATGGCTCAATCAAATCTGGTGGATAAGTTGCAAAGTGTGCGCCGGGATATGACTTGACGGGAACACTCCACACATCTCTTTTGTTTGCTTTAGTATATTCCCTATCAAAACCAGAATGTGCTTGAAGTCCTGAACCATCTTCCCAGTCTTGAGTTGTTCTCTTATGAGGAGTTTTTCTGGTTCCCGATGACTTACTTTCAGTCTTGATAGACTCTGCATCGTAATAGTATTTTTCATTTTTACTAAGTAAGAAAATATGTTCGTGCGCCCGTGTTGGTCTATCCTTCACACTCTCTGGCATTGGGTTTGGCTTATGCCAAATAATTTCACTACGAAGATACCAACCATCTGCTTGCAAGGCAAATGCTACTCTCCACGGAACACCAATCAAATCTTTCTGTTTGATAACTGGGTGTGAATTGAGTTTTGGCGTTTCCAAATCACCATACTTAATATCATCGTTCTTGGTTGCAGCAACTCCAGCGGGGGGAACAACCTTTCCTCTATTGCCACGGGAGTATGTGTCACCAATGTTTAACCAAAGAGTTCCATCATCACGAAGGACTCTCTTCACACCACGAAAAACTTCAACCAAATTCTCTACGAATTCTTCCGGTGTTTCTTCTTGACCAATTTGTTCGTCGTTCTGATAATTTCTCAGAGCAAAGTA